TCTTTTATTTTCAGAGTGGGGCAACAGAGGAATTCATCTTTGGAAAGTATCTCTAAATGAAATAGCGTTAGTTGCGGGGACAGCACAGTATTCTGTGAATAGTGCTATTGGCGATGTTTTAGAGGCTTATATTTCTACGACTAATTTAGCTGGCAATACGTCATCAACTAATGATATCTCATTAACTAAAATAGATAGATCTGCATATGCAGCTCTACCTAATAAATTAGCTACCGGACAACCATCACAATATTTTGTCGACAGACAAACAACCCCTCAAATATTATTATATTTAGCGCCTGATGCAAATACTTATACAACATTAAAATTTTATTCTATCGATAGAATACAAGACGCTGGTGGATATTCTAAACAAGCTGATGTTGTATATAGATTTTTACCATGCATGTGCTCTGGTCTTGCTTATTACTTATCTGTAAAACGAGCACCAGATAGAATTCAATTATTAAAACAATTATATGAGGATGAATTACTTAGAGCTCTTAATGAAGATGGTCAAAGAGCATCTGTATATATTTCACCTCAAACATATTATGGAGATGGAGTATAATGTCATTCGCAACAGGTAAAAGATCAAAAGCTATATCTGATAGATCAGGACAAGCATTTCCTTATAAAGAAATGGTAAAAGAATGGAATGGTTCCTTAGTACATATATCTGAGTTTGAACCTAAACATCCACAGTTAGATCCTCCATATCATAAGCCAGACGCTATAGCTTTAAAAAATCCAAGAGCTATGAAATTTCAACAACCAACCCAAGAATTTGCTAATGACCAAACTATTTCTGATTCTGGAGGAATACATGTTGGTGTTGCTAACTTATCGCTACCTGGAGACTTTGCATTTAAAACACAAGAATTTAATGTAACAACAAATGGAATTACAACTACAATACACAGTATGGTTCCAGAAGATCCTTCTTTGCAAAATAGAAGAAGAATACTTTTATCTAGTATAGGATCTGTGGAGGTTATTATTTCATAATGGCAATTACACATTCAAGTTTTTTAACTCAAGTAAGAAACTATACAGAGGTTGATTCTAATGTTTTGACAGATACTATCATACAAGAATTTATTAGAAATGTAGAATTAGATATAGCTGGCAAGGTTGATTATGATGACTTAAGAAAATATGCGACTTCAACATTTACTGCAGGAAATAGATATGTTTCATTACCTTCAGATGCATTACTTATAAGATCAGTTCAAGTTATAAGTGGTAGCACTAGAGTATTTTTAGAAAAAAGAGACACTAGTTTTATCTCTGAGTTTAATCCCAGTGATACACAAGGCACTCCAAAGTATTGGGCAAATTGGGAAGATAATGTTCAAACTGGAGCTATTATTTTAGTTGCACCTACACCAGCTGCAGCTGACACTATTCAAATAAATTACATTAAAGACCCACCTAATTTTACAAGTACAAATAATACTTTCTTAGCAACTCATCAAGAGTCGATGTTATTACATGGAGTTCTAACTGAGGCTTTTAGCTTTCTAAAAGGACCAGACAATCTATACAACTTGTATGAAAAGAAGTATACTGAAGAAGTACAAAATTTTGCTCTACAACAAATGGGCAGAAGAAGACGAGGAGAATTTAGTGATGGAGTACCAAGAATAGTTGTTCCTTCACCTTCTCCTAACCAATAATTTTATAAGGAGAATAATTATGGCAATAACAACAAATGCAATTTGTGATTCTTTTAAGAAACAATTGCTA